GGCTGAGTTCTTCAGCTTCGGCACCAACGACCTGACCCAGATGACCTTCGGCTTCAGCCGTGACGACGCTGCCAAGTTCCTGGGCGCTTACTACGAGAACAAGATCTACGAGAGCGATCCGTTCCAGCACCTGGATCAGATCGGCGTGGGCAAGCTGGTCAAGATGGCTGCCCACGACGGCCGCGAGACCCGTCCCGACCTGGGCCTGGGCATCTGCGGTGAGCACGGCGGCGATCCCACGAGCGTGGAGTTCTGCCACAATGTTGGTCTGGACTACGTCAGCTGCTCTCCCTTCCGTGTGCCCATTGCACGTCTGGCTGCTGCTCAGGCTGCTATTAAAAAACCGAGAGCGAAGTAATTTTACAACGCATCTCCGTTAAAAATCGAGCATAAAATGAAGCCCACTGTCAATTTTGACGGCGGGCTTCGTTTTATGCTCATGTAAGGCGTGAAGCAGATTGAAAACAATTCGATGCAGTGGAAACATCACAGGTAGACCTCCACAGTAAGGTCAGACCATGCGGCGCGGCGGAACTGATGCGGCATCTTGTTTGCCTCACGATACTTCTTGGCGGTCTCAAAGTCGATGGTAAAGGTGAGAACAGGCTTGCCGGTGACAGCCATCAAGTCGGCGCGTTCATGCTTTTCTTTCTTGCTCCCAGTGTTGAGCTTCCAGCGGTAGGTGTAATCACTGATTGGAGTGACGACCTCAACGAACTGTTCAATCAGTTCCGGGGCAAGACAGGCACCGCGAACATCGAGCTTTTGCTCAAGAAAATCATGGAGGGCTTTCATGTTGGCGGAAACAGCTGCGGAATCGGGTTCGGGAGCAATGGATTTCAAATCCTGTTCCAGACGGTTGATCTCATCGTCAGCCTGTTTGCAAAGCGCCTGATATTCTTCCCGCCCCAGTTCACCATCGGCGCGCATTGCAGCATAGTTCATCTTGCGATTCTTGATTTTTTCAATCTTGCTCTGAATCGGTGCTGCGGATATCAGCGTAGTGGGTTTTCCGCTTTTGCAGCCTTCAATCATCTGGCAGGCAAGGAGGATAGCCTTGTTCTGATTGCCCCAGACCTTTTCAAAAATCTTTTTTGCCATCAGGTCGAGCTTCCATTCGGGAACAGAAATGGCATCGCAACTGAGCTGGTCGGTCAGACTATGCTCCAGAACAAAGGAGCGGGTCGGGTTGACCGTGCGCATATTGCACTGGTAGCCAAAGACGGGAGTACCATCTTTTAGCTTGCGCCATTTGAAGATGCGGTACGAAGAACCACAGCGGCAGCGAAGTTTGGATACCCACAAATTCTTGGTGGTTTTTGTACCCTTACGCCGTGTTTCTCCATCAGGAAGGCGCAGGCTTGAAATACGGGATTTGCGGATGCGTTCACATTCGTGCCAAAGACTTTCTGATACAATGGGTTCAAAGTTGCCCTTTACATAGACGAAAGAATCTTCATCAAGGTTATTGATGCGCTTCTTCTCCAGATAGTTGTTGACTTTGGACTTGTTGTAGCAGATATAGCCCATATACGTTGCGTTGCGAAGAATGCGGCTGATTTTGGTGCAAGACCAACTGACATTTCCATGCCCATCCTTGCAGCCCAGCCGAGAAAGTTCATTGACGATAGCCTTTTCTCCGTAGCCTTGAGAGTAGAGCGTGAAAACCATCCGAATGGTGGCAGCCTGTTCTTCGTTGATAACGTATGTACGCTTTGCGTTGTCGCGGTCATAGCCGATGATGTTGCCACTGCCGTAAAGGACACCTTTCTGCCGACTGATTTTCTGACCGGCGAGAACGCGCTCAGAAATCTTGCGGCTTTCCTCCTGTGCCATCGTTGCCATGATGGAAAGACGAAGCTCGCCATCACCGTCCATTGTCCAAATGTTGTCCGATACAAAGAAAACTTCAACGCCGAAATTGCGAAGTTCGCGGGTAAGCTGAAGGGTATCGACAGTGTTGCGGGCAAAGCGGCAGACCTCACGGGTGACGATTAGGTCAAATTTGCCGCGTTTGGCATCGGAAATCATCTGCATAAACGCAGGACGCTTTTTGGCAGAGGTGCCGGTGATACCCTCATCAATATAGCGGTTTATGACCTGCCAGTTGGGATGATACCGAAGCTGATCGTCGTACCACTGCATCTGATTTCCGAGTGCATCGACCTGTGCTTCATGCTGAGTGGAAACACGCCCGTAAAAGGCAATGCGGCGGTCGCGGTCTTTATCTAATGGGGATTGCCCGAAATACATTCTCTGTGTGATGTTCATACGCTGTGCCTCCTTTGCCCGTAGTATAGAGAATCGCAGGGAAAATATGTAGGATGTCGCCAGAGCGAACGACATCCTTGACATTAGGTAGAATATCTGCTAATGACCTGATGATAGGTGTCGGCAGTAATCAGCCCGTTGTCAAATAAAATTGCTACCATTTTTAGTGCGGTTGCATCCGTACTGAAGAAATCGGGAGGAACAGCAGGGGAATGAGAGTGTGAAATCTTGTTATCGAGCATTCTCAACCTCCATTCAAATCCAAACTGTTGATAACGGCTGCTTCGATGCGATACATTTCAGATGGCGTGATTCGCCCCAGAAAGCGTTGTACGCGGCTTTTGTCTATCGTGAATATCTGTTCTGCCTGAACCATAGAGGGCGTTGAAAACGCTGGATTTTGGTCGATTAGAACGTGTGTTGGCTGGTCTGCTTTTTTTGCGATGCGTGAAGTCACCGTTGCCACAATCAATGTGGGAGCATAACGGTTTCCAACATCGTTTTGCAGAACGACCACCGGGCGTGTGCCGCCCTGCTCAGAGCCGATATGCGGCTCCATGTCTGCAAAGTAAATGTCCCCGCGGAGATATTTCCATTCTTTTGGTATGATACGATCAAGCCCCCTTTACAATATGTAGCACAAGCCGCCACACCCCTGAAGCGGCTTGTGCAGGGAAAGGAGTATGCCGATAAAGGCAGAGAAGATTAACGCTTGACAGGAAGGCTCAAAGAACGGCTGGAGCCGTTGTAAATTTCCAGAATCTGCTTCATGTGGCGGTCTGCGATATTGCCGGTGTCCTTTCGTGCATTTTTGGTGATGGTCTTGGGGTGGACGGAACCAAGCCGCATAATCAGCCGTTCCCGGCTGTATTCATCGCGGTACATTGCCACAAAGCGGGTAACGCCATGGAGGATGCCAGACAGGAACGAATCGGAATCGCCCCACCATGCCTCCACGATGATTTTCAGGGCTTCCTGATAGATGTCAGAGCCATAGTTCTTGTAAATATAATAGGCGGAACGGATGCAGTAGATTTTCCACTCGGCCCGGATGCCATCCAGTGCAAAAGTAGCACCGGTTGCTTCAGTGGCTGCAACGAATGCACAGGCATCTTCATCTTCTGCAACAATGTCAGCACGGAGCCGTTCACCTGCGGTCAAATCAGTGGAAATGCCAGTCTGAACAGCAAACAAAAGGGCTTCATCCTTTTTGGAAAGGCCGTGAAAGACCTTGCAGAGAATCGGGAGGTCACGACCACCGTTGCAGGCAACACGCGCTTCGATGGTGTTCTGACCATCAAAAACATGGTAACGTCCATCACGGTAGCTGACCTTCGGTTCATTGGCAACATACTCCGAGAAGGTGGCAGAAATCTCCGCCACTTTTCTGGTACGCAGCACACGCTGATATTCAGCGCAGGGGGTCAGGAGTGCGCTGTCAATGTAGCGCATCTCGCAAACACATTCGGGCAGATTGGCAAGGTTCAGATTAGAAATCATCATAGCACTCTCTCCTTTATCGTCTGAAGATAGGCCAAAGTATCATCAATCAGAGAAAGAATGGCACTTCGGCAACCGTTGTCCTCGAAAACATCGGGATAGTCTTTGAATACAAGATTCCAGCGGCGGATAAAATCCTCCTTTGCGCCCTGAACTTCGCACATCATAATCGAGCCGTTCGCAACGGTCGTTTTATGGTGGCGGTTATCAATGGATTTTTGGAGACGCTTTCGTTCTTCGTCTGTAAGACATCGTTTTTGACCTTGGATACTCCTTTTGAAATCCGGGGGCGAATTGATTACGGGGGTGATCTCGCCCTCGGTATGGACTTTGCTGGACACTGGCACATCATCGGCATCGACCTTTTCGGGCTTCGGTGGTTTGCTTTTTGCCTGCCGCTCCTGTTTGGGTTTGCGCAGTTCTTCGATGATTGCCGGGATTTCTTCTTTTGGCATTTTAGCCAGAGCGGTGATCTCGGCATCGGTTGCCTTGATATGCCCTGACAATATTTCCTCCATTGCACCGGGAACAGCAGTTTCGGCTGCGTCTACCCCTTTGGCGTATCTTTCAGCTCTCCGTACAGTAGAAGGAGCAACACCGTTTCGTTTTGCGATTTTTTCGCACGTTCTGGAAGCCAATTCAATGTGTTCATTTTGAACACATTGTTTTAGGCCGTTTTGATTTCCAATGGGTGCGCCAATGGAGAGCTTTTCATTCTCATAGGCTTTTCCCATCAAGAATTTTCGACGTTCCGGGTCAAGATTTCTGCGCCCCAACTGATTCTGACAAATCCATGCCAAAGCAGCGTAGCGGTCAGGCAACTGGATTTCTTTCACCTCAAAAGCAATCTCTGGGTGATTTTTGAGAATGCGATACCGGGAATGTCCATCCAGTATGTAGCCGTTCCAGATGATAAGAGGGTTCAAAAGCCGCCGCTCCTGAATCATGTTCTGCTCTAAGATGTGTTCTTCCTCTGCATTCAGCGGTGGAATCTTGCCCTGAAACTCAGGGTCAATCTTAAGCGCAGTCAATTTCATCATCGAACCGGCCTTTCTTAAAATAGGTGGCTTTCGGGCTGGCGGGCTGGATGTAGTAGTCGTAGCCAAAACGGGTCTGGCAGTAGGTGCAGGGTTCCTTGGTGAGCTGGTAGGGGTCA